GGCCAGTTTGAGATTGATCGTGAAAAGACAATGTATGTTTATAAAGTGGGCGAGTTACAATCAGATAGGCAGAGTGTAACTTTTAATTTGTACTTGTCTTCAAAGGAACATTTTATTAATGAAATTGCCAGATGTCCTCGTAAATTTGAAAATGTTCCAATCAGCACTCACGTTGAAAAAATTTTAAAGGAAAAATTATTTACTGAGAAAGAATGTAATATTGAACAAACAGCAAATACATATGCTTTCTATGGAAATACTCGAAAACCTTTTTATCTTCTTCAATGGTTAGCACCAAAAGCAGTTCCTGTGGTATCAAATAAATCTGGAACGAGTGGTGAAGACGGAACAAAAGATGGTGAGTCAAATGGAACA